AGAACTGGAACAAATGTTTGGCGTTTAGGGGATCAGTATAACGCAGGCGCAAACTTTTTTCAAATACATAACACTGCATTATCAAATAATGCAGTACAAATAGACGCTGCAACAAATAAAACAACCTGGCAGGCAGTACAAACTTATACCACTGGCCTTGCTAGGGCCAATTATTTTGACTATAATCTAAGTGTTGCAGCTGCTGGATCTTTTAGTAGTCCTAACGCAATTACTGCGCTAGGTGCAAGCCTAGATCTCACGCTTGCTGGTAGTGCTACTATCCCTAGCGGTGCGCGTAGTGGCTTAGACGCTTACAACAGCATAGGTTTTACTGGTGCTGGTACGCTTACCCATAACCAGGGGGCGCAAATACGCGCTTATTCAAACGTTACAGCTGGCTGGGCTTTTAACGGATCAGCAACAGGAACGGTAACGCACCTGGCAGGACTGCGCGCCCTTTTTCCCGATAACACAGGTAGCGCCATAAACGTAACTAATAACTACGCGCTATTATTAAACGATCAAACGCCAAATACTGGAACGGTTACTTATACTAATAGGTGGGGGGTATATCAAGAAGGCGCAAGTGATTTAAACTACTTTGCGGCTAATATGCTGCTGGGTAGTACGACTAATAGCGGTGAAAGGTTACAGGTTAATGGAACTGCAAAGATAACTGGAGCAGCTACATTTTCAAGTAGTTTAACTATACAAGGTGGTAATGCTTTATTTGTAAACAATGCAGCTAATACAAGAAGTGGTTCATTTTTAACGAGTAGTGATGGAACAGAAGTTAGTTCTTTTAATGGTTCAGGTGAACCTTTGTTTTTAAAAGCTCCTGATACAACAGCTAGTATAATATTTGTAACAAATGGAACAAATACTACGGGTGAAAGAATGCGTCTAAATAATAGTGGAAATGTACTAATCGGCACAACGACAGACGCGGGCCAAAAATTGCAGGTTAATGGTAGTTCAGCAATAGGCACAACTAATGCAATTTTATTAGTTGATGTTACTAATAAAATAATTCAAACAAAAACTGGAGGTAATTCAAGAGGCATATATTGCAATTTCAACGGTGAAGATTATTTTTTTGGTGACGCTACTGACACTCTCGGTTTATCAGTTAATTTAGCAAGTGCTACATATAAATTAGGTGATTTAGGATATATAAATAATGGAACAAATTTAGCAATTGATGATATAACTCAAATCATCAAAACAAATAACAACAATCTTGACAAAGGTCTAAAGTTTGATTTTGCAAATAATACATATGATGTTGGAAGTCAAATTATGTCAAGAATTGAAATATTCCCAAGTGTTTTAGACGCAAATTCTGGAATATATATTGGGGATATTGGGGATTATAATGGTTTTATAGTTCAATTTGAGGATTATACAGCTGGAGCTGTAAATTTTGCGGCAATAGGTGATTTTTATGGTTCAGGTAATGGTACAAAAATAATAGTTAATGATCCTAGCACAAATATTATAATTAATGTTCCAAACGGTGATTTAAATATTGGTCAAACAGGTGCTGGAACTCGATGCAATTCCGTAAATATAAATACAAATAGTTTTCAATTAGAAGGATTGACTTTATCAGGTACAGCAGGCGCACTAGTAGGATATATTACTGTTATTATCAACGGCACAAATAGAAAAATACCTTATTACGCAGTATAAAAAATACAAAACAATGGGATATTCAATTCAGCCAGTACAGATCTGGCAAAACGGACAAAGCGAAACTGGCAACTATATTGACGCTAGTATAGTAAATGACAATCTATCAGACTATGCGCAGTTTTACTGGAATATTAGTAAAGTAACTACTGATAGCGAAGGCGCAGAAACAAAACAAAGCCTTACGCAAGGTAACACTACAATAAGCGGCGCTGACTACACAGCCTGGGGCCAGTCGGCAGATATTAATTTAGCTGCTTATGAGTATATTTGCACGCAGTTAAATTTAACCTTAATACCTTAAAAAAATGGACAAACTACAAACACTAAAAGCAGCAGCTTACGACTTACTGGCTAACATTGAATGGCTTCAAGCAAAGCTGCGTGAAACTAACCTGCAAATCGCAGAGGAAACAAAAAAACAGAAGGAAAGTGGATCCACAAATAATAACGATAGTAATCAGTAGCGTTTTTGGCGCTGGTGCTAGCTGGGCCGTACTTAATCAGCGCGTAAAAGCGCTAGAGGAAAAGCAGGCAAAGCACGACGACCACGCAGAGCGTCTTATCCGCTTAGAAACTAAGCTGGACGTTATTATACAAAAATTTAAAAATACGTCATTATGAAAAAGCTATTTAAAAACTGGAAAACGACATTTTTTGGTTTTGCTACTATTATTGGCGGCGTAGCAGCCATACTAAAAGGCGACCTGGTTACTGGTATTAGCACAATTGGCGCAGGCCTGGGCCTTACCGCAGCTAAAGATTTTGATAAAACAGGTCTGTAATGAATGGGCAAGTACAAAAATTATATAATTGCCCTGGCTATTGTAGGACTTATTTTAATTAGTAGTAAAGTGAGTGCAGCAAAAATAATAGCAAATTTTGAAAACATACGTTTAAAAGCCTATAAAGACAGCGCAGGCATTTGGACTATTGGTTACGGATCTACATACAATCCCGAAACTGGAACAAGAATAAAAGAGGGTGACGTTATTACAAAAGAAACTGCATTGCGCTGGTTAAATTTAGTAACAGCTAGTACACAAAATAGCGTAAAAAATTTAGTAAAACGTCCTATAAATGATAGACAGTTAGCAGCGCTAACAAGTTTAGCCTATAATATAGGAGTTGGAGCATTTAGCAGATCTACATTACTACGTAAATTAAACGCTGGTGCAAACGATCAAGAAGTAGCAGCACATTTTGCAGATTTCAATAAAGTGACAACGCCAAAAGGTAAAGTAGTATCACGAGGACTAATAAGAAGGCGAAAAGAAGAAGCCGAGTTGTATTTGTCATAACTCACTAATTTATAGCATTTTATTCAATCTAGCCACTTACAGCTAGATTTTTTTTTTTTTATATGAAATAAAGTATTATAGATTTGTACTGACAAACGATCTACATTCATTTAAATTCTAACCGTATGACCACACCAAACGACCTGGCAGCGTATAAAACTATGCTGCAAGACAAAATCAAAGTGCTTCAATTTTTAGGATCTAATCTTAAAGACACTAAGCGTATTGCGATTCAGCTAACTTTTAACTGCGAAAGCCGGATACTAATAGAACAACGGCTTATTCCTTTTAACCTAGAAATGGAACTGCGCACACTAATTGATGATTCTATTGACTTTTATCAGCGGCAGTTAATTAACGCTAATAAGGGAAACTATGAGCAAATTTGATCGCGTTATTAGCTGGAGTTATACCTGGCTATTTTGTTATCCTATTATGCTGCTGGTAATAATAGCAGTTGAAACAGTTTTTTTTATTTACAGATCTATAAAATTTATCCAACTATGCAAAACCAAACTTTTAACGCTCCTGCGTTCCCGCCACAAGTAGCACAAGATAATCTAGGTCGCATTATTGCGCCTATCCCTGGTATGAGTAAGCTAGAGTACTTTACTATTCAGCTGCTACCTTTTTACCTAGAATTATCAACTACTAAAAAGCTATCCGACAAAGGCGAGCCAGTTACACCAGTAGAGGCAGCTATTAAGACAGCAAAGGATCTTATTATAAAACTTAACACCAACGAAAATGAAAAAGACGTCCTTAGTATTATTGAATAACCCAAAATTTTGGTTATTAATTATTTTACTTTTTATGCTATGGCTATCCAGCTACTGGAATATGTAAAATAATGGCAAACGATATACGCGAACTTTTACATAGCAGGCGATATGATCCAGCTAATAAACCTGTCGAGCAAGTACCAATTTTTACTATACAAGGTAAAACTGTTGGCTGTTTACAAAGCTATATTGTATTTAGCGGCTTACCTAAAGCAAGTAAGTCGACATATATTGGAGCTGTTGCTGCATCGGCTATGATTCCTGTTTATCAAACTATATGGGGAATGAAACTACAATTGCCTCACGATCGGCCAAGAATAGGATATTTTGATACAGAAATGAGCAGCTTTGACTTTTATCGGCAAGTCGATAAAATAATTACACTAGCTGATAAAAAGTCCTTGCCATCTACTTTTGACGCATATAGCTTACGCGAAGATATGCCGAGCAAAATTAGAGCAATGATCGAACAGTACTTAATAGAAAATAAAGACTGCAGCTGTATTTTTGTAGATGGAATGCTAGATCTATGTTTAGACTATAATGACCCACGCGAAACAAGGCTTGTTACAAACTGGCTTAAAAGAATTACAAAACAATATGATATTTTATTAATAGGCGTTTTACACTTAGGCAAAGGACAAGGTGAAACGCTTGGCCATCTAGGTAGTAACACGGATAGGTGGAGCCAGTCAACAATGATAGTTGAAAAAAATAGAGATGTCGGGCAATTTGTTTTACGGCCAAAATATCTTCGTAGTGATGAGGACTTTGAGACAATAGCAATTAGCAATTTTAACGGGCAATGGAAACAGGTAGTGTATATCGAGCCAATTCAACCTATAAATAATAAAAAAACAAAAAAATGAAACAAATCAATTTATTTGGAAAGGAATTTGCACCCGGTGATGATCAAAAATATACTACAAAGATAGGAGCACCGATATACGAGCCAAAAAATAAGCAGCCTTATTTATTAGAATTATGTGATAAGTCTAAAACGCATCGGCTAATGAAAGAAATTGATAAAAGTAATTTATCTTATGAAGAAAAAAATTTTTTAATAGACGCGGCAAAAAGGCATACAGTATTTAATTACGAAAAAATTGCAGACTATTATGCACATGCATCAAAAGAAATGCAGCAGCTTATGGAACGCAGCGCGCTTGTAATAATAGATTTTGAAAAGGCAATCGAATACGGTTATGTAAAATTATCCGACGATATACGCAAACAATATTTAGAGGAATATGGCGAATAATTTTGTAGTGTTTATTATAACACACGGCAGGCCAGAAAAAATACTCACTTTAAATTCGTTAAAAAAGTGCGCGTATAGCGGCGACTGGTATTTAATACTAGATAACGAAGATGCTACAATACATAAATATCAAAAAAAGTATGGCGAGCATAAAGTAATTGTATTCGATAAAAAAGCAATGGCTGATCTAGTTGACGAAGGCAATAATTTTGATAACCGTAGAACCACTACACACGCCCGTAACGCTTGTTTTAATATAGCAAAAAAATTAAATAAAGAATATTTTTTGGTACTAGATGATGACTATACAGGTTTTTCATTTAGATATGAAAGAGGTCCATATATTAAAAACATTAATAAGGTTTTTGATACATTTATTGAATTTATGAAAAATATTCCGAATTGCCTGTCAATAGCTTTTTCGCAAGGAGGTGATCATATAGGCGGGTTCGCTGGAACTAAATTGAAACGCAAAGCTATGAACTCATTTTTTTGTAGTGTTAATAGGCCATATCAATTTTTAGGTCAATTAAACGAGGACGTAAACGCATACGTTACAATAGGATCAAGAGGTGGGTTATTTTTTACATTTACGTCAGTGCAATTAAATCAGGCTGCAACTCAAAAAACATCCGGTGGTATGACTGACGCATATTTACAATATGGAACATTCTGCAAATCGTTTACAACGGTTATGATGATGCCATCTTCGGTTAAGGTGTCAATGATGGTAACTACTAATCAGAGATTGCATCATTCGATTAGTTGGGTAAATACAGTACCAATGATTATTCCTGAAAGATATAAAAAAATTAACCTGGGGACAGAGGTATCTGAACAAATTAAAACTATGGAAACAAAAAACAACAGCGGCAGCCTTTTTAAGCAAAAAAAGGATAAGCCAACGCAGCCAGACTACACCGGTACTGCTTCGATCGATGGTAAGCAATTTAGAATGAGCGGCTGGGTTAATACTAGCAAATCAGGTATGAACTATTTGCGAATTTTATTCAGCGAGCAACAAATGCAGGATCTAAATACGCTATCAGTTCAAGATCAGGTGCCATTAACACCGCAAGCTAGTCAAGGCGAAGATCAGACAGATGACTTGCCTTTTTAGGTAAAAAAAAAGGGCCGGGAGTGAACTCGACCGGCCCAGACAAACGACTACGATACTAACCGCAATCACCTGTATTCATTGCTAAAATAGTACAAAATGCATAAAAAATACGAGACAGCGATAGTTTTTTTTAAGCCAGGAACAAAAAGACCGAGAAAATATAGGAACATAGCCAATAGGACTAAATTTGGCCAATTTTGCCTTAATTTAGGTGCTTGGTATATAAATTGGTACGATAAAGAAACGAAAAAATTTGAGTGCCGAACATGGCTAATACGTGATTTTCAAAAAAATATGTAAATTTGTATACATAAGCAGACAGAGTTGGTTAAGGAAAAGCCTGGCGTTTCTACGCTAGGCTTTTTTTTTACGCTTTTACACCTTATTTTGTTATATGAAGGTCAATACAGGTGAAATTGTTAATAAATTTTGGCCTGTTTTTATACGAAATATCAAATTTTTTTAGTAACTTTACTTCAATCTAAACAGCGGCCATATAGAGCCGCTTAAGATTGAAGTAAAAACTACAAATTTATAAAATTCTTTTTTTGATTAATATTTTGTAGTAACTTAGCTTAAGACAAACGATAAGGATCAAAAAGCCGCAGCAGTCATAAAATGCGGAATATTTTATTACTAATAGGTGGAGCAGCTGCGCTATTTTTACTTTCAAGATTTAGATTTGGTCAAAAAGCAATTTTTCAACTGCGAAGCCTGCGCCCAGGCGGCAGCTTGTTACAGCCAACTATTAATGTAGAACTAGCTGTGCAAAACCCGACTAATACAACAATAAAAATTAAAAGTATTACTGGATCAATTAGCGTAAATGATAGATTCCTGGCTAATGTATCAGCATTTGGTGATCAGACAGTTGGACCTAATAGCGAAAGTACGCTACGCCTTGTAGCACGTCCTAGCGCGTTAGGAGTTTTTGAAAGTGTAAGAGAATTATTAAATGCGGCAGCTGGACAGGTTAGCGTTACTTTTAGTGGATCAGCAAACGTTGACGGAATAGTTGTTCCAATAACTGAAACTAGGAGCCTGTGAATTCAAGTGTATTAATGGGCCGACTAGCACCGTTTCAAAACAAAAACGAAATGCTAGTCCAGGATCAAAGCACAGGCGATATAATAGACGCTATTTGTACTGCGCACAAAAGACACGCGAAGGAATATAGCAGGATAAGTTCTTTTTTTAATGCTGGAACACCTAGAGAAGTAGGACGTAAAATTTTTAATTTTTTAAAAAATAACGTTCGCTATGTAATTGAGCCAGGAAGTAAACAGACAGTAAAAAGTCCTGCTGCTATCCTTGCAACAGGTTACGGGGATTGCAAGCATTACAGTTTATTTGCTGGGGGAGTATTACAAAGCCTGGGAATACCTTTTGCGTACAGGTTTGCTAGTTATAGAGATTATGACAAGCAACCGCAGCACGTTTTTGTAGTGATCAATCCAGGTAAGAACGAAATTTGGTTAGATCCAGTAGTTGGACAATACGACTATAAAAAACCATATAAATACGCAACAGATAGAAAAATGGCACTATATTCAATAAGCGGAATAGGCGCAACAGCGCAACAAAAGGCAGCGTTAAAAGCTGCTAAAGCAGCCAAAAAAGCGGCGCCGACAAAAGCGGCGAAAAAAGCAGCTAAAACAGAAGTAAAAGCTGCTCGCCAGGCTGCGGGCCGTACAGCAGGGCAGGTATTAAAAAAAGGAAAAAAAGCAATTTTAAAAGTAGCTGCTTCGCCTGTTCGCAACGCATTTTTAGCGCTAGTTTATATAAACTTTGGCGCACTAGCAACAAAGCTAGCAGCAGCCTGGCAAAAAGCACCTAGCAAGCTGCAAAACTTTTGGGAAGGGGCAGGCGGTCAAATTAATGCACTAAAAAAAGCCTGGGAAAAAGGATCAACTAAAAAAAGAATTTTTGGCGACGATATAATAGGAGTAGCACCAGCGGCAGCAACAGCAACAGCAGCAGCGCCATTACTTGTTAGGGTAGGTAATTTTTTTAGAGAAATTGGCATTGATCCTGCTGACCTGGTAGATATTGGAAAAAGCGCTATAAATTCTATGTCGCAGGAATTAGCAAAAAAAGCACTGGAGCCAAAAGCAGCAGAACAGGCAAAAAATATAGATACTGCGGATCAAGTTTTTGAGGAAACTACGCCAACTATGGACGTAACAAGTACACCAACATTTGAAAAACAATTCGAAACTAAAAAACCTAATTTTTTACCGTTACTGATCGGCGGTGCTACCGTTTTATATTTTGTAACTAGAAAAAAATAATATGACAGCAAAGCAAAGAGCCGCAAGAGCAAAATTTAAGGCCGTTGTAAAAGAAGCCAGCAGACTGCGTAAAAAAAATCCGAAACTAACGCAGGCACAAGCTGTAAAGCAGGCATTTGCAATAAGCTACGGAAAAAAACGTAGCAAAGTAGGCGCAGCGCCTAAAAAGAAAGCAGCTAAAAAAGCCGCACCAACAAAGGTAAAAGCTAAAAAAGGCAAGCGTACGAGCGAAATGCACACTGACACAAAAAGCCATAATGTAAATATCAGAGTGATGAGTGGAGTTAATGATATGGCATTAAAATTGAATATGCATCATGTTCAAGAGTTAAGGCATTTAACAAATGAATTATCAGTTAGGCAATATCAATTAAAAAAAACTATCGATCAAAGAAAAGCATCACGAGATAAAGATGCAAAAAATTATTTTAATAAATTAGCTTTAAGATTAAGAGACGAAATACAAGGAATTAAAAAACAAATATCAATCGTTAAAAAGTTCATAAAGTAGTGTATCAAATTTTACCATATACAGCAGCTCAGGCCAGGCGTCTTAACGTAAAGATCCGGCCGAGCAGCAGGAAAGGTAAAAAAATAGATGTATTTGATAAAAATGGGTATTACATTACAAGCGTCGGGGCAAGAGGATACTTGGACTACCCGACATATAAAAAGTTATTCGGTAAGAAAGTAGCAGATCAGCGCCGAAAACTTTACAAGGCAAGGCACGAGAAAGATAGAAAAGTGAAAGGAACGCCAGGCTACTTTGCTGATCAGCTACTTTGGTAATTAGGACGTAATAAACAAACATAAAAAAACAAAATGGCAAGACGTAGAAAAAGCACCAAAAGACG